GGGTCGGGACTCTCGCGCACCGGAGATCCCGCCGTCGTAGAAGTCCCCAACCATCTCGAAGCCCTGCTCAGCGATGAAGCGCATGCCGCGTTCGAGCTGGGTCTCGGGCGAGGTGCCGCCTGTCTGTAGAGCCGAGCTGACGCGACGGTAGACGGCGGCATACAGGCGATGGGCGGTCATGACGCACCGCCCCCCATCTCCAACAACTGCTGATACAACTCACGCAGTTGCCGAAGCTCATCGAGGATGGAAGGTGGTAGTTCGCCCTCCCAGAACTCCGCCAGAACCAAAGCTGCATCGATATCGTTGATGGATGTCTCGAAGCTGCTTCTGAGCGCATCCAACGCCGACGATGCATCCGGCGTTGGCTGAGATAGCAACGTGCGGATGTAAGCCATCCGACGCTCATGGTCGCCTGGTGACCAACCGGGCCTGGCGGCAGGGTTGCCGCCTGTGATTCCATGGTCCATACCAGCCCCTCCTCCTGGTTTGGGGTTGGTCACGGCCCGGGTGTTAGCGCACGCCGGGCCGCTCTGTGCCTACCCTCCCATTATACACTATCCGGATGTTCGCGTCAATCCGGACAGTAGAACTCGCGGTCATTCCATGACCGTGTCACTGCGTGTCGGTTAGCCCTCGGCCAGGTACTTCCATGATGCTTCGTACGTCGGGGCTCGGTAGCCACGCTGCGGCAGCGACCGTATTGCCTGGACGATAGCCCGCCGAGCCTCTTGGTAGTCCCGCGCCAACCCCGAAGCCTGGATAACCAGATCAGCGGCGTAGACCGACCAGCACAGCTCGTTGGAGTCGTCCTCGCCTTCGGACGCTCCCGCGTCCGGAACAGCGTCGCCGAACCAGCCGTCAATGATGTCCACCTGGGACGCGAGCCATCGCCCCTCGGCCTTCTCTTGCCAGAAGAGGACGTCACCCACGCTTGGGACCGTTTGCCTGCTCATGTGGTTGGTGAGCGGGGCAGACTAGAGAGTCGATTCGGTGACGAGCATGGTGCCGCCGGGGTCGGCCAGCCCGGTGCCCACGGCGTTCGACTGCCATGCCAGGATGTCGCCCTCCCGGACCACCGGGTTGCCCTGCTTGGTGATGTCGGTGACCTCGTTGGCTGGTGCGTTGATGCCCGAGATGAAGTCCTTGGTCGCCACCACCTTGGAGCCAGACCCAGCCGGCCCCTTGTTAATGAGCTGAAGGCGTCGGAAGTTGGTGGCCTGCCCCGTCAACGTCGAAGCAGGCACGTACTTGACGGCCGTAATCTCGTAGTCACGGGCAGCCGTACCGAGGACAGTCTCAACGCTAGCTGCCGCTGCTACGGCCGGGACGACGTACTTCGCCATGTTGGCTCACCTACCTTTCAGGCTGCGACCAGCTTCGCCAACGCGGTCGCGCCAGAGTTGCTGGCGTCATGGGTAGACGAGTAGACCGGTGCTGCCGAAGACGGCCCACCGGTAACAGGGAAGTCGCACGTGTCCAGCAGCGAGTCATTACCCGTGTTGGTCTGGAATGCATGTTGGTTCGCAACCGCGCCGAACGTCGAGCCGGTTGCCGTCACCGCCCGAGACGTGATGCCCACGCCACCAGCGGCGTTGGAGGTGCAGGCCGATACGACCAGCAGCCGGTCACCAGCAGCCAGGCCAAGGTCCGTAGCTCCGGCGGCCGACCAAGCCAGGTCGTGGGCCGCATCCGCGCCCGTAGTGCCCGCAAAGGCAGGAGTGTCGAATCCGCTCGACGCCTCGTAGATGTCAATGACGGCGAGGTTGCTATTCCCACCGGGGATCGACACGGCGACGGCGCCTGACTCCGAGCCATCCAACACCCGGTAGAACATCGCCACGTGCATCGGCCCGGTGTCGATACCTTGCGCGCCCGTGCCGCCTGCACCATCCGTCCCAGGGAACGGCGTCCAGCCACCAGGCGTGCTGATGGTCTCGGTGTCCGGCTTCCCTCCGACCCGCATCACGGCAAGGCGGTTTGTCGCAACACCAGCGGGGTAGGACGGGCTGACCAGAGTGGACCCAGCCGCAACCGTGCCTGCGGTGATGAGAGTGATCGTCGGGGCGACAGATGGCGATGCGGGGGTAGCAGCCCAGGCAAGTACCTTACAGGCGACCGCGCGGTGGATCTCGTACGTAGCTCGCGGCAGGATGGTTTGGACTTCGAGCGTCAGCGGCTGGGGCTTTGTCATCTGCACACGATCGGCGGCTCCAATGTCGGTCCCGGCAGGCAGCACCAGCAGGAGGGTGGCGCCTGAGGTCAGTTGCTCAGCCACCAGCGCCTCAGACACAGCTCGCGGTAGGTCCAACCGACAGGCCACGGTGGCGATATCCTGCCAGGTGACGGTGAACCCACCCATCCCGTCGTCCACTTTGGCCTGGCGCTGGATGGTGCAGGTGTCGGGCAGGAACACCGTTGCGTCGGCCCTCATCGAGACCAGCTCGTCAGCGCTGATGGCGCTCACAGAGGAACCCCGTTTCTCTGGTCTCTCATGCCCTCTTCCCCACTCTCAACGTCTGACTGTGCAATCGGAATGCGTCGCCAACGACCCGGTACATCTCGTCCTTCAATAGGGCGACAGTGCCTCGGTCGGGGACGCCCTCGATGTAGATGTTGGTGACGATGGTTGGCCCGGCACCCGCCCTGGAGGCAGGCAGCACATACTCAGGGCCGCGTTCGGCGAACGCGTAACGCTGGCCAGAACGAGCACCCCATCCAAACACTGGTTCCCGAATCATCCCACCGTCGCCGTACCAGTGGTGCGCCCGCCAGAAGGCCCAGGCCCCAATAGGGTCGTGGTAACGACCCCGGATATACCGACCACCGCCGACCGCCTGCAGCCGTGGGTCTGCGGTCTTGTGGATCCCCACCCCACCCCAGGTTGAGTTTAGGAACTGAAACAACCCGTACGCGCTGCTGGTCGGGTTTTGGGCGGTGTTCCGCCAGCCTGATTCGTGCGAGACGAGCTGGTTGGTGGCCGCCCACTGCGCCGCAGAGCCCCACCCGAACATACTGGCGAAGATCGTCCGGACGATCCGCTGGTTCGACCCCCGGATGCCGGCGAGCGCGCCCAGCCCGGCGCCAGAGATCGCGCCAGCCATGAGCGCTTCCACAGCCTTGCGGACGATCGTGATCGACGCTCGGGTGACGATCCGCTCGACCGTGCTCTGAATCCGGCCGATGCCCCGCTCCATTGCCCCGAACCCGCCATCAACCGCGCCGCCCTCGGCAAAGCCCGGCAGACCGCCCCGCGCAGCAGCACGCATCCGCTCAACCGCCGCGTGACCGCCAAGACCGCGAACCTCGGCGGCTGACAGGACGTGCTCGTCCTTGGAGAGGCGATACAGGTTGGAATCGGAGGTCTCGGTGCCGATCCCATCGACCCGGCCGCCACCAGCCCGGCCGTGCGCAGCAGCAACCAGCGCCGTACCACCAAGCGCACCGAACCCCGTCAAGCTCGCCGTCGCCTCGATGTCGATGTGCTTGCCGTGGATTCGGTCGATCGCTTCCTTGACGTCCTTGGCGTCCTTGGCGAGCTTGCCGAGCTGGTCACGCGTCTGGGTTCGCATGTCCCGCGCCCACGCAACCATGTCGTCGGCGGCATGCCCGGAGCCGCCGGAAAGCCGGTCGATGGCGTTAATGGCGAAGCCGGTCGCGACGATCAGATCCAGGACACGCAGCGTGACGTTCCCGGCGATCCTCGCGAGCCCGATGAACCCCTGAGTTCCCCGCAGGACTGTCTCAAGGAGCCCGTCGAGCGTTTCCTTCAACCCTTGCGCTGCGGTCTTTGCAGTGTCGGTTGTGGTGGCCGCGTCGCTAGCCGCTGGCGTGAAAATGTCGCTGAGGACCCGACCGACCAGGTCGACGGAGGTCTTGTTCTTATCCCACCAGTCGCGAGCTATGTGCAGCTCGTGCGAAAGCCAATGCAGCGCGTCAGGGATCTTCTTCGAGAGCCAATCCGCCGCGTCTGTGAGTGTCGGCAGCAGCGCCGTACCGATCTCGATCTGAACCGTCTCGATGGTGCCCTTGAGCCGCTCGAACGCCCCGGCGGCGCCTGAGGTCTTGGCCTTGGCCAGCTCCTCCGCCGCTCCCCGGTCCTTGGTGGCCTTGATGTATTTGGCGAGGCCGGTGGCGCCCTCCCGCATCAATATCGTCGCCGCGCGGGTGGAGTCAGAGCCAAAGATCGTTTGCAACGCGGAGATCCTCTGCGCCTCGGACAGTCCCTTTAGACGGTCTTTGAGCCGCTCCGCGATCTCGGTAATCGGCAGGATCGCCCCGTGCGCATCCACGAACGACAGGCCAAGAGCTTTCATCTCTTCCTTGGCCTTCTTCGTGTGCGGCACGAGGTTGACCAGCATCGTCTTGAGGCTGGTGCCTGCGTCCGACCCCCGGATGCCGTTGTCGGAGAACGCCGCTAGGACGGCGGCGGTCTCTTGCAACGACAAGCCGGCGTTCCGGGCGCCAGGACCGACCTGGGACATCGCCAGGCCGAGGTCCTCCACACTCGCAGTTGAGGCGTTGGCGCCACCGGCCAGCGCTGCGGCGGCAGCCCCCGCCTGGTCCACGCCCAGGCCGAACTGCCCGAGCGCTTTGATGACGAAGTTCGCCGCAGTGCCCAGCTCAAGGCCGCCAGCCGCCGCCAGCGTCAGGGTTGCCTGTAGGCCGCCCGCTTTGATCTGCGCTTGGGTCAGGCCACCCTTAGCGAGTTCCAACATCGCGTCGCCGGCCTGCCTGGCGGAGAACGAAGTCTTGTTGCCCATGTCCAGCGCGACCCCGCGCAGGTCGCCCATCCGGGCAATGGGCACTTTGAGGACGGCAGCAACCTGCCGCATCGTCTGGTCGAACGTGGTCGCAACCTTGACCGACTGCACGCCGAAGGCGACTGCGGCGGCACCTGCCGCTGCCAGACCGGCTGTGACCGCCATCCCGGCCGTGCGGGCAACGGTGCCGAGGGCGCCGATCTTCGAGCCGACTGTGGTGAAATCTTTTCCGGCCCGTGTGGTCGAGCCCACGGTTCGATTAACATGGCTCTCGAACGCCCGAAGCCCGGCCAGAGCACGACCGGTATCGGCACTAACTTGAAGCTTTAGTTCGGATATTGGCACGGAGTCTCCTGCTTGCCAGGAGACACAAGCGCCGAGCAGGAGGAGGAATCCTCAACCGCTCGGCGCGTTCCGCGTCACGCTTGTTCACGCCGCTCGCCTGTGGCCTTGATCGGACCGCCGGGCTTCCCGCCCGGATCGGGGCCTCACGCCCTCTTCTTTCGATTACCGACCATCGGTTCGGCTAGCGAGACTTCTCTTTGTTCAGCGCTTGTGCCCTCTTGCTCCTTTCAAGCACCCCGTCGGGTGCGCCTTATGTGCTCATCCAACTCGTCCGGGGATAGCTTCCGGCCTTCGCGTGGCGTATTCTCGGCCTGGTCAGCTGCCAACGCCCAGGCCGTCCAGGCGTAAGGCTGCTCCACCAGTTCCCACGGTGGAACCCCTAGCCAGCGTGCCGCTCGAATGAGCCAGTACCAGGTAGGGACCTCACCGACGCCACCGTCTGTTGCGAAGTATCGGGCGAGGTCCCTTCCGATTCCCCCGGTGACGTTGAGTCGAGAATCGAGCTTCTAACGCTGATCAGGAGATCAGACGGTAGCTTCATGAGGCTCTCGGTGGTAATAGGCAGAGGCGGTCCACCGTCCTTCTCGGTGAGATCCCACTCAGCAATGATGTCCATCAGCAAGCCCGCCATCAACGGTACGGCAGCAGTGACGGGCGCGTCGTCAGGAAGGTCATTAATCTGGTTTTGGAAGCGGATAAGCGCTTCGCTGGTTAGCGCTGCCGGCCGCCACCCGACCTTGACCGTCTGGTCCCGCCACTTGACCTCAGCCCATTCGAGGTCTCGATACAGACTTTCGAGACTTGGCATGTGCTTTGCACTCCTCCTGGCTGGCCGTTCGCCAGCGTAGCATGCGAAGATTCCTGGTCGCTATTCACACCCGCTAGTTGCGCTTCAGTCTGGCCACAGCAACAGATCAAAGGCACACGCCTTCGTTTCCGTGTTAACCCACCCGGCGACGAGATCACCCACCTCCCATTCGGTTGCATTCCCCGTCATTGCCATTCGTAGAGGGATCAGCAAATGGTCAACTCGTAGCTTCTCAGGCGCCGGAGTGCGGTGCTCTTGGAGTTCAACATGGCCGCCTTCGGCGCCATGAAAACAGCCCCGGCACAGAAACGTCGCCTCAACCGGGAACGGAGGGTCGTCCGACACGAGCTTCACGTACCCATCTGGTTCGTGCGCGATCTCAGCGACCCGAAGCACCATATGCAGTACCAGGTTGCCCCAATTCGGGTCCCAGCCCGAAGGGGAACTCCTTTCTGCCTCTCCGCTTCGCGTCATAGGGACCTCGTTTGGTGGCGCCTTTTAGGCGGGGCCTGGGCGCTGGAACATCGGATTGCGGTACGCACGGAGGATCCGATCAACATGCCACTGCGGAGCGCTCCCATGCCTAACCTCCAACTCCTCCCTGACAGCCTCCTCTAGCTCCTCCGCCGCCCGCTCGATCAGCGCCGGCAGCTCAGCCCGCCTGGCGCTCAACTCCCGAAACGCTTGCAGCGTGTCAGACTCCATCCACGCCTTTCGGATGTGACGCGGCAGGATCTGGAGTTCGCCCTCCAGCGTGGACAGCCTGACCCTGGCGTTCTCCACCTTCCTCTTCGCCACTAGTAGCTCGTCCGTCTGGGACAGGCTCATTTCTCTTCCCTTCTAAGGGCAGGCGACCGAAGGTCGTGGAACGCCTTGTGCCTACCCTTTGTTTTTACTCAGCTCGAATAGTCGTCGGGTGGCGTCCGAGAGTCGTCCTGCACGGCCTCGGCCTCCTCGGAATCAGATGCCCAGCCCCCGTCTCAACCCACTCGTCGGAGTCCAGCGCCAAGCTCTCAGAGGGTCGGTAGGCTGCCTCCCAACTCGCAGGCAGCCCCATCACCGCCAGGCTCAGCGCGTCCGTCAGGTCGTCATGCGTGCTCTCCTGATCCGCGCCGATCCGCATCCCACCCTCCGGCAGCATCTCGAATGTCACGCCGCGGATCTGCCTTTTCAGCTCCAACTCGTTGGGCAGCACGAGCTGCTGCCGCGCCAGAAGCGCCCTCACACGACCGTACGCCGTCATCTTGCTTTGCAGGCTGGTCCACCAGCCAACAACTACCGGCCGCCGAGGGTTCGCCTCGAACTCTCCTCTTGTCTGGACGGGCCTCCCGAGCTTGTCCGCCAGGTCCTCTGTCGGGTAGTCGCCTACCCCGTTCGTCTCCGAGACGATCACCGGTACGTGGAAGCACCCTGGGCGGTGTCCCAGCCCCAACCTCGTGCGCCACCTGGTCAGCTCCCCGAAGTCCTCGAAGAACATCCCGGTTCCGGATGCGTTCAGGCCGCCGCCTGTGGTGGCCTGTACCTTGCCTCCGGCAACTTCGTTCGGTAGGCGCCTGCTGGCGGCCCGGCCCCTGGACCTAGCCCCCTTCACCAGGTCTACAACCTCACCGATCTGCTCTCCGTAGGAGCGCGAAGCCGTCTCAAGCCACGGCACCAGCAGCACCGGCCGCCCACCCTCAACCTGCCTGGCACTCAGGCCGTAGTCATCCAGCACCCCAACCGCGACGATCGCCTGCCGGTCGAAGCTCTTGGCCCAGTCCAGCCCCAGACTGACCGTCTCATCATTCGCGTCTTGCGGCGCAAGCATCTGGTAATCCGCGAGCGCAGCCTCGACATGTGCCGGATCGAAGTACAGATTCCCCACCCCAGCGAACTGGCCCTCGTACTCCGCCGCGAACTGAGCCGCCGGCATCGTCGCCCGGTCGTGCTCAACCTGCTCGGAGGACAGCCACGGGCTGTCAACCATCGTCCAGCGGTAGACATCGATGCTCGGATGGTTCCCCTTCTGGCGGTCAGACGCCCGGATGTCGCGATAGAACCGCCCGACCTGCCCCCAAGGGTTGGAAGCCATCACGATCCTGGCGTCCGGCCTCGCCGCCGTCGTCGGCATCGCCGCGTTGATCACCGCGTCCTCAATCCCACCAGCCTCATCCAAGATCAGCAGGTCCACGCTCGGCCCACGGACCTGCCTCTCAGAGCTTGGAACCGCCCGAATCACGCTCCCGTTCGTCAAGATCACCTGCATCAGGCCCTCGTCCACCACGCTCCCCCGTGCCAGTGGATGCGCCACAAGCTCCCGCACCTTCGCTAGCAGATCCTTCGCCGCCTGCTCCCCCGCCGACACCACCAGCACCCGGTTGCCCGGACGCGTGAAAGCCCACCAGAACGCCAGCAGCGCCACCGCCCAGCTCTTCCCCGCCTGCCGGTGAGCCAGAATGCACGTGACCCGCTTGTCAAGGCGCAGAGCCGCCTGATGGTGAGCACGCAAAGGGAACGGGCTGAAGACCCGACTGAAGAAGCCGATGTCCCCTAGCCTCTGGATCTCCTCAGGCTGCATTCGACTAATCGCCGTCTCTCAATATTGACTCTCTGTCACAGGCAATTCCCGGAATATCTCGCGGACGGACAAAAACCCAGCGCCGACTTTTGCTTGCTCGCTTCGGTCCCGCTTGACTATTTCTTTTCGCTCTCGTTTTGCTTTCGCTCGCTTCGTTTCGCCAAGTCCTCGACCAGCTCTGCTTCGATCGCTTGGTTCTCGTCTGTCAGTTCAGCAAACATCTTGGCTAGGTCGGCAATGGTTGGTGCGTACAGCTCCTTGCCGATCCTTGCTCTTGCTAGCAGGCTCAAACCGAGCCGGTCCCTGCTCGACTGTGCCTGCCTTTCCCACCGCTGCATGTTGCGTGTCGCCAGTTCGATCCGGTGGTCGTTTGCTTTGATCTCTCCGGCCTCTACTCGATCGAGCCATTCGGACACGAGCTGGGTCTTGGCCTCGGCCCGTGCCAGCGCCCAGACTTCCAGGTTGTCGCTCGGCGTCAGGTGAGGGTTGTTCGCCACGAGGTGGCCGTGGATCGCCTCAGCCAGCGGGTTGACCCTCCTTGGTGAGTAGGCGCCGTGTACCGTCTCGGTCTCCGCCCACTGCCGCGCGGGGATCCCGCTTGCTGGGCGCCAATGCGGGTTGCCTGGTCCTTTTCTTGCCGGCAGCTCGACGTGCCCGTTCGAGTCTGGATCTAGCCTGCGCTCAGGAGCGCTCACGATCGCTGATCGTCTCCTTTCTTTTACGAGTGAGCCGACCCGTTCGGCGCGGAGTGAACCTCACGGGTCGGCTCCCCAGCCACCTTGGCGACCCTTGGCACCAGTGGCTGAGTTCTGGTCTTGCGGGTCACACGGAGTCCTAGCGTATTTCGCACGGGTCACGCTCGCCTCGGGCGGAGTGGTTCTCTCGAAATGGAGCCGATCCGGAATCGGAACATACGTACAGCCTCTCCAAGCGAACTTGGCTCTCGATATTTCGAGAGCGTGGACATTTTTGGGTCTTCTCCCTGGGTCTTCCGGGTTCTTCTATGACCATGTACCTCGCCCCTCGCCCCTACCTCGCCCCTACCTCGCCCCTAGCTGCTGCGGGCGAGTTCGCCCCTCGCCCCCCCTCTAGGGGGCGAGGCGGGCGAGCCCGCCTAGAAACCAACTACCTCGCCCCCCTCTCGGAAGGGCTTGATTGACCGCAGCATGTGCGCCTGCCCGGACCTCTCCAGCCTGACGAATCCCTCCTCGATTAGCAGGTCGATGGCGAGCCTCTTGGCGTCAGTCTTTCCCTTCACGCTCTGCGACACGACGTTCTTGGATCTGCCTTGCGGCACCTCCTCTAGGAACCGGCTGACGCGCTCCATCAGATAGGTGGGCCGGAAGACCCCAGCCTCAGAATCTTTGTCAGCGCTTGGAGGTCGTAGCTCAACCGTCACGGAGCCGTCAGCCTTGGAGATCAGGTGCAGCTCACCCGCTAGGGAAGGGTGATGCTCGCGGACCCGCCCAGGCCGATCCTTCGAGATGCCGATTAGGGCGATGCCGTACTGGCCGTGGCCGAACGGCTTCTTCTTCGCCATGCTGTAGGAGGCCCCGTCGATACCCGCCCGCTTGTGCTGCGAACCGATCGGGCGCCCGTGGCCGTCTGACGAATGAGTCTCGTGGTCGATCGAGACAACAGCAGGACCCTGGCTGGCGATCTTCTTCGCGAGCAGCGCATGGAACTGCGCGACCCCGATCTCGCTCCGAGGGTCGAGACCGTGCAGCATCATGGCCTCGGTTACGCCATCGATCACCGCAAGGGTAGGCTCTAAGGCCAGCCCCTCTTTCAGAGCCAACTCGCCGTCTTCGCCCAGCGCGTCCACGGGACGGGAGTAATGGAACCGCTCCACGATATCGGCGGCCGGGACACCCAGCGCGAGGAGACGATTGGTCACCCCGGAGGCTGAATCCTCGAAGTCGAAATAGAGCACGTGCCGACCCGCAACGATCTCCTGGGCGCAAGCGACCTGCGCCGCCCATGACTTGAGAGATTCGGTCTCGCCGTGGAGGACGTGGCACTTCCCGGCGTAGAACAGGGCTCGTCCATCGTCTCGTACGAGCACAGTGGGCAGAGGGTCAGGGTTCTCGCCCCGGACGATAGCGGACAGATCCACGGACGCCCAAGAGGAGGTCTGTTCCTGCTCATAGGAGCGGCCGGCGCGGTATTCGTCATAGACGCGATCCACCTTGCTTAGTGCGTCATCCAGCATGAACGGGTCATCGGCACTGGGCTCCATCCGCTCCCAGGCTCTCTCCATGAGGATCTTGGCCTCGGAGCGAGCCACATTGAGAGAGCGGAGCCGCGAGGCATACCTGAATGCGGCGCCGTCACGGTCGCCCCTCGGCACACCGTTGAAGATGTAACCCAGGTCCAGACGCTCGCCACGGCCTTCCACCATCGGCTTACGCAAGGCATCAGGAGCCGGTTGGAGATGCGTCAGGTTGCGCTCCCAGCGGTACTTCCCACCGTTGGAGGGTGGGACGATGACACCGCCCGCCTCGCATCGCACAGT